TCTACTTGAGTCTTTGTATAAATATTAGCAGCAAATAAATCACCATCAATTTCAACGTTACCATCTTGGTCTTTTACAACAGCATAATCACCAGGATAAGTTAGAAATACATCACCAGCTCCGGCAAGGTTTATTAAACTACCTGTCGAAGATGCTACAAGATTTCTAGCTAAGTTTGTTGCTGATTTTAAACCATAACCAACTTCCCATTGGTCTGTTGTTGTAATACAGTAATATGTTACTTTACCATTATCAACAGCGTCCCAACCTTGAAAATTATCTCTAGTTGCTCCAAAGACAATATCACCAGTTCCTACTGTGGAAAAGCCAGTTTTTACTCTATCTTTTAATTGTATTGCCATTATGCTTTACCTTATGTTAATGTTAAAGTTAGGTTGTCTACTACTATTTGAAATTGATCGCCTACTTGAATATCTTTTGCTTCTTCAAGATTTGTAAAGTATAATAAATTGCCGCCGACTTCTGCATCTCTAATACCTACATGTGATATAACACCCCATGATGTAGTTGCTGTTGACCATTTCATTTCGTTGGCGTTTGTTGATACTCCATCGACTGGTGCGGTAATTGTAACCTCAAGTCTATTATAAGATGCTTCACTTACTTCTGTGCCTACATCTTCTTTTGTTGGGTTTGTTGTGTAAAGGGCTACCCAAACCTTTGCTGGTGTTGAGTAATCTATAGCTCTTGTAGTCGCGTTTATTAACGAGTCAGCAAGAAAGTTTGAAAAGTCCATTTTTTAAGTTCCTATGTTAAGTTGTAATTTGTACTGCTAGTGGTTGAGCTGGGAATTCTGATTGCTCGTCTGATTTAGTTATGCTTGTTAATCCTCTTGTATATAATTGTTCCCATGTTACTAATCTTGCATCGTCCATTAAAAATGGGGCTGATTCAACTAAAGCCGCATATAATATTAAGTCAGGACATACTTCTAAATATTCATTAGAAGGATTAGTATCTGATAGTGGCCTAGGTATTTTGTAATATGTCATATTGACAGTAGAACTACCTGTAGGTCTTGGCGCTAACACAAAGTTATCACTTACTAAAGTGTAATATACTGGCTGTCCCGCTGCACTATTACCTTCAGTTCTATAAAACTGAGATACTGTTTTAAAATTAAGATTAATAACTGGATTGCCATCTAAATGTATATCTTTCATTTCAAGAAAGTCAGCTGGTGTTGGAACATTAAAACCACTATCCATAGTGTATGTAGATTGTTGTAATGTTTGTCTTAACCTCAAATCCCGCTGTAATCTTTTTTCAGCTAAAGAAATAAACATTGGTATCTGTGATGTTAAATCACTCCTAGCTAAGTAATTTGCAATGTTTGTCTGTAAATTGTCATATGATGTAAAAGCTGGCATTTATAATTGTCCTGGTTTTGTTCTAAAGAATAAGTTTTCTGGATTATTTAACCAAGCAAAGAATCTCTTTTGGTCTAACACTGTAAAACCTTTCATTATCCCCTCTTTATTTAATTTATCTATTGCTGTGAATGGTATTGAAGCTACTTTATTGCCAAATAATTCATCTGACCATTTGCTATTTGCATTGTTGTATTCTTTTTTATTCTGTTCTATTAAACCAGTTACATCTTGCTCTTGTTTAACAGTTATTTCATCTTTATCATTTAATCCAATGCTTGTAGTCTTACCTCGATCGTCTGTAAATTTCTTCATATTATCCACCCTAATAACGTTACTATACTTCCAATCACCAATCCTGTTGATACTATGATTGCCGATGCATAACCTATTGCCATTAATAATTTATCCATAAGGTAATGCCCTCCGAAAAGGGCATATATCCTATTATACTAAGTTGTTTACCATTGCGTGAGCAGCTTCGTTTTTAACAACGAGTGTGTACTCTACGTTTAGTAAATGCTTCTCAGAATCACCCATTTTAGCAAGTTTAGTTTGCTTGAATGGACGTAGATAAGCAGTATTTGCCATTGAAGGATCAAGGACTAATGCTACATCATCATCTAAGAATCTATCTGGAACCACCTGTAATGTGCCAAAATCTGACAAATATACGTCCGCCGCTCCAACAATTGTTGTTGCAGATGACTTAGGTGCTTGATAGCGCTGTTCAGCAATACCAGGAAATTCTGATACTACTTGTTTTTGCTTAGGTGAAACTAATAACATTGTTGGTTCACCACCTTCAGTGTATGCTTTTAATACAGCAGATTTTAGCATAGCTTCGTCAAAAGCTGCAGCTCCACCGTCTACTACGTTAGTAGTAAGCCATGATTGAATGCCGCCTAATTTACGAGCTGTTGCTGATGTGCCAGCATCTTGAGCTTGGTCTGATAACATGATTTTTTCCATGTCTCGTTTGATTTCAGCTGAAGCTTTAGCAAGTTGATATGCAGTTTCTGTTGAACGACCAGCTTTGTCAACAACGTCATCAGTAACAGATACTTGAATCACTTTATCAGAGATTTGTGTATAGTTACCAACACGAGTTGTAGGTGTAAGTGTCGCAGAAGTTGCGTCAGCACCCTCAAGCTGAGCGTTGTCTAAGTTTGCATCAGCTAGTGAATCGGTTTGCCATTCGTGGTAAGTATTTTTTGCTTTAGATTTACCAATTGTTGACATGAATGGTGTTGTTGTAGGCGATATGTCATAAATCGCATCTTGTAGATCTTCACGAATACCAATGGTATCGTATGTTTGATATGTTGCCATGATTGTGTTTACCTTTTAAATAAAGTTTTTGAATACTGAAGTAGCATCCTCAATACTGCCAGATGACTTCAATCTTGTTTTCTGTTTGGTATATACATCAACATTAGCAATCTTATTACCTTTCTTAGTCATCTTAGGAGCTTGTTTAAGCTTCTTATTAACCTGAGGATTAGATTTTTGTAGTTTATCATAAGCCATTGCTTTTTGCATTACAATTACATGCCTATGGTCATAAACTTGTGCTAATTCATTGTCTGTAAAACCTATACTTTTACCAAAATTACGAATATCATTTTTGATTTGTTCGCTTTTCTTTGGGTCAGAAAATTCCTTTACTTTTTCAGTTAACATTTCAGATTCATGTGCAATTACTTTAGCTTGATGCTGTGCAGCTTGATGCTGTTGAGCGTTAGCTAATTTGTTTTGTTCTTGTTGTAGTAATTGTAGTTTCTTATTTGTTTCTGTTTGTTCTGCTACTTTAATAGCGTATTGTATTGGATCGTTTTCTTTCAATTCTGCTAAGTTGATACCGTCATCTTTTGATTCTTGTAATAACTGTTGTACTTGACCTAGCCTTTGAGCATATTGCTCCCTCATCTGCATAGCTTCGTTAACTGCGTGGGCTTCAGCTTCGACCTTCTTACGATCTTCTGCTAATGCTTGAGACTTTTTAGTGTAGTCAGAACCTTTTTGATAACCTTCTACTAATTCGTTAAGTGTTACATCTTTCTCTTCGCCATTAGCTTTAACTCTAAAGGTTTTACGTTCCTCTACTTCTACGTTGTCGTCAGATTCATCATCTTCATCAGTAGTTTCTGGTTCGTCCTCTTCGGATGCCTCTTCTACCTCTTCATTTGATGTTTCGTCTTCAGTTACTTCTTGCTCTTCCGCTTCTACTTCTTCATTTGTTACTTCAGGTTTATCGTTAGATTCCTGTGCATCTAATATTTCAGTAAAAACTTCCGTTGCATCTCGTGGAGTTTCAACTGAGTTAGACTCTTGGTTGACTTGCTCGTTTTCCATCTTTTTCTTCCTTTTAATTGCTATTTAACGATAGCTCGTTTATACCCAATTGGGTAATTATTTGTCTGTTTGTAAGTGCTTGATTTATAAGGCTTTTATTTTTAGCTTTTTATACTCTGGTCTCATATAAAGCCCTGTACCGTATTAACCTATGTTACCCTATACCTGCTACTATTTTATTGGTATAGGCTCTTAAAACGCTTTATAACATATTAAAATTCTTAAGATAATTACTAGTCTCTGTTGGCAAATGTTCTTTCCATTTTACGCCATATTGTTGTAATAATTTCTCTACGTTACCTACACCATAATTATAAGCAGCTAATGTTAAGTCTGGTTGATTACCAAATCGTTCATTAAGCTTATTTAAATAATTTCTACTAAATTCCTCATGTTGAGCTTCAGTTGCCGTTGCAAGATCGAGCGGCTTAAGTCCAAATCCAGGTTGCGCTGCTGTGCTTGGCATGATTTGATACTTACCTACTGCTCCGACTGGGCTTGTTATTAATTGTCCGTTCTCATCTGTATGTCTATTGCTTGATTCCTGCATTGCAATAGCTTTCATCATGTTTGGATTGTCAAATGGAGACATACTTGCGTTAGATTCTATAATCTCATCATTATAACCACGTGGAAAGTCAGGTTTATTAGGCACACCGTAACCCATATTAGGTCCGATCGATGTATTTGT